TACTTGCGGGCGCACTTCTCGCAGTGGATGAGGTCCGGTGCCTCTTCCGTAACGGTGACGTGGACGTCCTCGGCTACCCTTTTGCACGCCGAATAGGCGTCGCACAGGGTGTCGATGTTCTTTTCGGTATAGGTTCCGTAGGTGTACCATTCGTTGTCGACTAACTTTTGTAATGTAAATTTCATTTCAGTCCTCCATATAATCCAGTAATGCGTCTCTGGCCTCCAGCCATCCTTTAGCAACTACCACCTTGTAGCCGAACTGTTCAAGCGCAGCTATCCATTTCTTCTGCGCCGCGCTTGTCCTGCCCGTGCCCGTTTTCATTTCTATGAACAGGCCGTGATAGCCTCCCATCGGGACAGGGTAGAACAGATCCGGGACTCCACTCCTGACGCCCATCTGTCTGTTGCGCACCTGCCACCCTCTGCCGCCGACTGTCTCGTTCGGTATATGGAACAGATACTGGAAGCGGTCGTCGGTCCTGCACCACTGAATTAGTTGCTTCTGTTCTTGTGTCTCGTTCATTTTCGTCCTCGCGCCATTCAGATCGCTTGTGTATCGGGTCACTCATACGGGGAGTCTCAACGACCCCGTAATGAGTAACACGTTACAAGTGATGGGTATCTAGTTACTAGTAACTTTTACTATAAGTGTTTAGTAACTAGTAACTTGGGAGCCATTCGTCATGCGCACCCCTGTTTTTTCGTTCGTAGACTGCGTCCAGGAACGTTATCTTGTCCTCGCTTCGTCTATGTACGACCTTCGACCCGTTCACGGTCGCGACCTCGTAATCTGTCTTCGCTCCGAAGGTCTTTTTCGCATTCGATTCCGAGATGCCGACCGCCTCAAGAGTCACGGCCGTGTCCGAGCTTATGTCCAGCAGGTCGCCAACCATAGTGAACCAGTCCGTTTTGCTTCTCTGCCCTTTGCCTGTTCCTCTTCCTGTCTCGGACGAGTCCGCGTAACTGGCCACTCCGAGGAAGTTGTCCTTGTCGGGTACCAGCAGCGGATGGTCGAACCAGCATCTGATGGGCTTTATCGGCGCGAACTCCCTGAGCGTGCTCGTTATCTCGTATGCCTGCAGATTTTCCGATGCGTCGGGATGCGCTTTTCTGTACTTTTCCTCAAGCCCCTCCGGGTTGAGCCTGCGCATGTCCAGTATCGCGTCGGGATCTCTAGCGAACACGCCCGAGCCCGATGAGCGGTCTGCTGCGTTCGAGTACTTGCCTGATGCGCCCTTGCTGTGATGGTGCACGTATATGACCGCCGATCCGATATCCGTGGCGACCTCGTCAAAGTACGAACAGAACTCGCTCATCTCCGTGGCATTGTTCTCGTCGCCCGTTATGACCTTATAGATGGGGTCTATCAGCACGGCCGTATAGCCTCTGTCCTTGAATCTGTGGGCCAGTATCGGTGCGAGCTTGTTCATTGGCACGGATCTGCCTCTCAGATTCCATACATCGAGGTTTTTTAGGTGCTTCAGGTCGAGTCCACGCTTTTCGTAGATGTCCTTTACTCTGTGCAGACACGATGCCTCGTCTACTTCGAGGTTTATGTAGCATACGCGACCCTGTTTGCATTTGAGCCCGAGCCATTCGACCCCTGCAGCGATCGACACAGCGAGGTCGATAAGCAGGAAGCTCTTGCCCGACTTTGATGGTGCTGCGAGAAGCATCTTGTGTCCTTCTCTCAGTACGCCTTCTATCAGTTCGGGAGCGAGCGGCGGCAGGTTGTCCCATATATCCGCCATGTTCACATCTGCGGGCAGGTCATCAGCCATGTTCTCCCGCCACTCGATCCATGCGTCATAGGACTCCGCTCCGATGTTCCTCTCGACGATGTACTGCCATTTAGATCCACGCTTTATGCCCGGAAGTCTGCTGAATCTGGACTCGTTCTTATCCTGTTCATCGGGGGTTAGGCCATTCTTTTTACAGAACTCGTACAGTTCGCGGACACGCTGCTTATACTGCTGGGCGTTTTCAGCGTCCACTCTCGTGATGGCGTGCAGGCTCTTTCCGCCCGAGTTGACGAGGAACGTTATCGGGAGATTCATCTCCTTGAAGAGGCTGTACTGCTTCTCGATGCTGTCCGTGTCGGACTCGATGAGGCAGTACTTCCACCTCGTCACGTTTGCATTGTTCTCGCCCTTGCCGTCAAGCGGATTGAACCTGACATACGCTCCTGCCTCGTCGTTGGTCTTGCCGAGGGCGGACTCGATCGAGCCCTTGCGGAGTTTCGCGATTATGTCTCCGGCAGTCCTTCTGTACTGCGTTCCGCTCGGTTTCCATTCCTGTTTTTCGTCCAGGAAGAAGTCCGTACAGTAACCGACAAAGTCATCGTCCTCGAAAAGCGTGCTGAAGTACTCGAGCATATCGCCTTTGGGGTCGTATCCGTTCGGGACAGGCGGCACCCTTTGTGGCGATACGAACGCGGGGTCTACTATGACCTCGTCGAGGAGCAGATTGTGGATGTCGTAGTCGTTTCTGCTCTTTTCGGGTTCGTAGCCGTTCTGCCTTGCGAGATGGTAAAGTGTTCCGCCCGTTATTCCCGAGCCGTTGAATGAGCGCCACTTCCTATCGCACTCTCCCGACCTGTACTTTGCGCTTTTCTGACTCCAATTGTCCCAGACATCGACGCTCAGTCCTTCGTGCTTGAGCGCCTGCCCGACCTGCAGCCAGTCGCTGTAATCGTCGGGGTCTATGTATTCAAGTAGTTTTAAATCAATCATGTAACCTCCATCTCTTCCAGCCTACTGCTGCGAGCTGAGACATTTTCTTGCTTGCCTCTTCAAATGTCCACGTTTCGGGGTTTTCGTAGCCGAATCTCTTCAGCTGACGGACCTGTTTTACCGAAGCGAGACCGAGTTCCCTTCTTTTCTGAAGTTTTCCGATCATCTTGCTTGCATATCCTCTGTTCATCCCGTCTGCGTCGATGCCGTGGGTCTTGAGGAGCGCAGCCTGACCTTCCGTGACTTCTTTCAGCTCCCAGGGGAATATAGGCTCATAGTCCGCAAGTTCGATATCGTCTATCACGTTGAATACCTCGAGCGGGTCGAGCAGCTTCGACTTTTTCCTTGCCTGTCTCCTGAGCGCTTCCGCGAGGGCTGTCTTCCTTGCCTCCTCCGCATCGGATATCGCTCCGAGAAGGTCAATTTGTTCGTCGGTTGATGATTTTGTTACATGCTTGATGTCGTCCTCGTTTTCGCAGATGAGCGACGCAGGTCTGCACAGATTGTGTCTCATGGTCATCCAGAGGAAGTCCAGAATCAGCAGATTCCGCTTTCCCGGACTCAGCCTTGTTCCTCGCCCTATCATCTGACAGTAGAGGCTTCTTATCTTTGTCGGCCTGAGCACTACCACGCAGTCGCACGATGGACAATCCCAACCCTCGGTCAGGAGCATGGCGTTGCACAGGACCGCTCCCGGGCCCGCCTTGTCGAACCATTCAAGCGTCTCTTTGCGGTCCTCGCTCGTTCCGTTGACTTCTCTCGCCCCCGGAATCAGCGACGCGAGTTCCTGCGCTATGCTGATAAGCGGACAGAACACTACGGTCTTGCGATCCCTTGCGTGGATCTGTATCGCCGCAGCTATCTGCTCAAGATACGGCTCGAGCGATTCTGCGATGCTGTCGACCTGGAAGTCGCCGACCGATATCTTGACATTCGTCATATCGATCTCAAGTGGAAGCGTAAGAGCCGTTATCGGGCACAGGTAACCGTCCTTTATGGCATCTTTGAGTCCGTACTCGTAGGCGATACCGTCAAAGACTTTGGTTAAACTCTTCTTGTCTCCCCTGTCGGGAGTTGCGGTAACTCCGAGGATCTTTGCGTCCGGGAACTGTGCGAGCACCTTCTTGTAACTCGGAGACGGAGCATGATGCGCCTCGTCTACTATTACCGTGTCGAACATTCCGCTGTAATCTCTCCTGCTCATTGTTTGGACAGATCCGACCGTTACGCGTCTGATCTCGTTCTCCTGCGCCTTTATCTTTCCCGGCATGTAACCGAACATGCCGTTGTACTTGTCCCGTGCCTGTTCGATGAGTTCGTCCCTGTGTGCGAGTATCAGCGTGTTTCCACTCCTTCTGTTTGCGATGGTATTGAACACGACCGTCTTTCCGCACCCTGTCGGGAGCACCAGCAGGACTTTTCGCCATTCCTGCCAGCGCTCCTCGATCGAGCGAACAGCATCAAGCTGGTACGGTCTGAGGTTAAAAGTCGATGTCATCGTCTATCGGCTCGAAGGTCAGCTTGTCCTTGCTCTTCCATGCCTCGTCGTTGGCTGTTACCGCCGGAGCCTTTGACGGCGCGTAGAAAATAGCGACCTGATTGTAATCGTTTCCGTTATATTCTCTCGTGGTGATGCTGCAGATGCCCTCGCGTCCGTCCATGCCCTCGAGATTGATCGACGCTCTGCCCTTTTCGGGAGTGAGCCCGATGCAGTCCGTAAACTGCCTGATAGCGAAGAGCGCCTTGTTGTATATGTTCAGATTGTTCCTGACCGTGACGAACTTGATATCGCCGTCCTTTTCGAACGGGATCTCGAGGAAACACTTGACTTGCTGCGTGTTCGGCGGGAGTTTGTCGGAAGTCGCATATCCCACCTCGTGAGACTTGACCGTGAAGCGATAGTCCCCGTCAGGAAGCACCTCGAACGTGTTATCGTCCAGTACCAGATTGTTGATGTTCAGTTCGTTAGCCATTATTCTTTTCCTCCTTTGCGCACTTTATACACAGTGCTTTACCGTACTTAGTTTTAGTTGCTGATGCTATTTCCTGCGGGCTTCTGCCTGAAGCGGCCGTTATCGGGCTTCCACATTTTTCGCAGTTTATGATCTCGTCCGTCGGCCTGTCTTTTGAGACGCGTACTGCGTCGACCATGTCTCCGAACGCTTTCACCTTCTTGACCTTTAGCGTGATGCGCTTGCCGATCCAGTCCTCGGTATAAGGCGTGCCCCATACCTTCGTTATCATTTCGCCGTTGGTCTTGTTGACTATCCACGGCTTCTCGTTCTCCTCGAAATGGATCACAAGGCACTCTTCCTTGCTTTCGCCATTCGAGACCATTTCCTTTTCGGCGGACTTTATGGTCAGCGTCTTCTCTTCTCCGGGCTGAAACGCCCACGACCCGAGATAGTTCGGGTTAAACAGTTTCTTCCAATGCGTCTTATTGCTCATCTCCATACACCTCCTTGTCCTCATAGCCGGGCCACTCGTCTTTCTCGGCACAATCCCTATATATATGTAGCAAGTCGTTCATCATGCTGAACCCCTCTTCGATAAAGCCTGTGTCGCAGAAGTAGACCCTTACCGCATAGGGCGGTGTCTTCTCCTGGGCGACAAATGCGAACCCGTACTCGTCGAGCGTTGTCTGGAATACCCCCTCGCAGTACATTCCCGCCTGCAACTTATAGCCGTACTTTCTGCATGACCTCTCGAACGAATTGCCCTCGCAGCTTGTCGTGGTCTTGTAATCGACTATGTAGGGCTTGCCGTCGTATGTCGTCAGCACGTCGGGTCTGCATTTGCACTCGACACCCGTTTTGGGGTCAGTCCACTCGATCGGGACTTCATGCTGCCCTGTGAAGAGGAGTTCTGCTGCAGTGGGGTTCTTACCTACCATGTCAGCCATAGCCAGTATCTTCTCCCAGTCGTCAGCAGTGATAATGTCCTTGCCCTCGTTCTCTTCGCAGAACTGTTTCCATTCCTCCTTGCCTGCCTTTGTGCGCCTGTCCACTTTCGGAGCGATGGCGAAGCAGTCGAAAAACTCTTTCGGCTCCAGCATGTATTTGTGAGCCGCAGTTCCGAACAGCAGCGCCTGCGTCTGCTCGCTCGGGTGCGTTACCTTGTAGTGGTAGTGCGCGGGGCTCTTCCTGAGCTCCCACAGGTCCGACCTGCGGACCGCAGCGATCTTGTCGTAATTCATATCTCTCCTCTCTATTTCAGCCTCATCAGCTGACTGTCGTTAACGTATTCCGATATCATGTTGTAAGCGGTATCGAACCCACATTCGAGCTCCGTTGCGAGGTCGATTATCGACTGTGCCAGGATGTAAAACACCAATGGTTTGTTCGGCTCGTCGTTTACTGCACCTTTATAGGCTCTCCATGCCGATCCGAGCGTTAGATCCGTGCGGTTCGCCAGCTTCGTGAACGCATCCGTAACGACCACCCTCGTCTCATGCTTGCAGTCTTCGCAGTAGCACTCTGTTGGGTCTTCAATCATCTCGCCGCAGACCGAGCACTTGAGTAGGTCCGTGTCGTGGTACTCTGATGACCCGCAGTGCGGACAATACCCGAACTCCTGACCGTATGATTCCTTTTCGAACTTCGGTTCCTCGAACTCAAAACCGCATTCTAAACATTTGTACATAACATTCCTCCCGTGTTATAATTAAGTGATGAAAATAATATTTGTTATTTCTTCGAAACATTGAATCTTTCCTCTAAGCGGCGCCCTTGCATGGCGTCGTTTTACT